TGACGCTGGACAACCGGTGTATTGCGACAGTCGGTTTGAGCAAATTCGACAACGGTTTGATAACAACCGGGGCTCGGACGGCTGGTTGCAGAGAACGAACAGAGGGGCGGAATGAACCTTGCAGGGACCCGGCAGAGGCTAGTTGCCCAGGGTGAAGTTCCACGTCAGGGCGAACCAGGAGCGGGGGTAGGAGACGAAGAGGGACCCCGAGACAGGAACGCCCACCCGATAGTTGACCGTAGCCTCGGCCTGATGCTGGTTGAACTTCCAGGATGGACTAGGGTCAGAGGTGATGCTGGTGTAGATGTCGGCCGCCTCGGGAACTCCCAGCCAGATCGTAGGGTCCGTCTCGTAGAAAGGCCGTCCGGGCCAAAGTCCCAGCCAGGGCGTCCAGTGCCCCCCAGACCATGTCCTGCCTCCGTCATCCCCAGTCACCTTCAGGGCGCTCAGGACCACCTGCAGGTCTTCTATGATCCAGGGGCCGAAGATGTCCCCGGCCTGCGCTCTTCCATATAGATAGACGGGAAGGGCCGGAGGAGCCCACTCGGTTGCCCGGCGCCACCCGGACGGGAGGCCGGCCGCGGCAAGCAGCGTGGAGGGCGTGTAGGGCACCGTTGGCTGCGCCGGGCTGACGTATCCCCCAGCGAGCAGCTCGGCCAATTCCTGCATGTTGCCGACGGCGGCGGACCGATAGGCCCCAGGCCAAACCGCCGGGTCAACCGTGAGCACCGCGCTGGCCACCTTGTGCGCATCGTCCCCCGCCGCCACGAGGCCAAGGGAGAAGAGCTCGGCGCTCCACCCAGCCTCATACGAGCTCAGGGCTGTCACGCGCTCCCTGAATGCCAGGACGAGCTCGTTGTAGGTTGCGATCTTGAAGGGGTCGTAGGAGGCGTTTACCGGGGTGAAGGGCGTTGTCATGTGTGGAACCGCAGCCAGTCGAACAAGCCTTTGACCACCCCGGAGACGGTCTTGACCCCGAGGACCTGGCCGTCCTGGGTCATGGCCGTGGGGTCGAGTTCGATCCGGTGCGTCGGGGCCGTTCCGGTCGAATAGGTGCTGATGTACTGCTTCAGGGTCTCGCCGTCGGTCCCCGCGGCATCGAGGCCGGGCAGGTGGCCTGCCAGTTCGGTGGACCCGTCGCGCTCCTGGGTGTCCCCCTTCGTGCGGACGCGGTAGCTGCGGGCTATCGCGCGCGTCCGGGTTGCCCGGCGCAGGGCTAGCAGCTCGTCGGGGGAAAGGTGCTTTGCCGGGCCGACGGTGATTGTGGTCTGCCCGGAGTCGACGATCTCGTCCACCCGCTGAATCAGGGCGTCCATGGCGGCCCAGGCTGCCAGGCCGGCGGTGAGGTTGAGCTTCAGGCCCGGATGGACGGCGCCGGCGGTCCCGCACTCCTCCTCCTGGAGCGTAACCGACCCATCCCACTGCAGGCGGCCCCAGGCTGCGAACAGCGCGGCCGCCAGGCCGACCGGGGCAGGCTCCCCGATGGACGTCACCTCGTGCTTCCGGTACTTCCCGCTGACGATGTCCGTGGCCGTCAGCGTGACGGTGATGGGCACGTTCTGCTTCCGCAATGGGACCTGCCCGTCCGGGCTGGTTACCCCGTAATCGATCAGGGCCTTGATCGTCTCGCTCTTCTGGTGGTACTTCCCCCCCGAGCCCTTGAGCATCCAGTCCTGGACCGTCCCCTTGACCAGGTAGTTGTCGTAGTTAGGGATCGCCCCGCGCGTGACCTTTGCCGCGGCGATGACCAGGTTGTTGATCCTCGCATCGGCCAGCGGCGGATAGAGCGTCTTCCACCATGCCAGCCGCGTCGCATCCACCGCGTTGGCGGCGTCGATCGCTGCCGTTTCCACCTCCTGCACCAGCGTCGAGCTGCTGTGCCCCGCCAGGTCGATCGTGCAGACGACGCAGTCCAGCGCCGCGGTGTTGCCGGCGGTGTCCTCGACGATGGCGTTCCAGAATGTCGTCACGTCCTGGCTTTGAGGCGGAGTCTGGTCGTCAGTGGTCGTGCACGTGGCCTCCACGGGCTGCACGTAGCGCAGCACGACGCCAGGCTTCTGCAGGTCATAGCGGGGCGTGAGAAGGATGGTGTTGACGATGGGCGTGTCGCCGGCGGCCGGCGTGGCCTTGTAGGACACCGCCGCCAGGCTCCCGATCGGCGCCACGTTGAACGTCGGCGGCGTGACGCTGTAGTCGAACCAGGCCGCGTGATTCGGAGCCCAGCGCAGGAGCCGCACGATGGCCTCCGCGCAGGTAATGTCCGAGACCTCGTCGAAGGGCACCTCCACGGCGCAGGCGATCGACCCGACGGCAATGTCGGCGCCCAGTCCGATCGCGTACTCCACCACCTTCTGCACCTGCTGGCCGGCGTTCAGGCGGGTCCCGTCCTCGTCCTGGCAGAGGATCACGCGCGAGCTGTACTGCCAGCCCAGGGAGCCGGAGGCGTACATCTTCCAACGGTGCTGGAAGACGCAGTTCTCCAGGTACCACCAGGGGCCGGCCACCTGGTACTGGACGCTCTCCGCCTTTGGCGATCCGGAACGCGGGATGTTGTTGATCCGGCCGCGGAACCAGGCCGCTCCGTCCCTGGCGATCGCCACCGTGGCGCCGTAGGCGAAGGCGGCCGTCGAGTCCAGCGCCGCGGCCGGGGCGTCGAAGGTCACCACGTCCATGCCCTGGTTGAGGCGGGTGCGCCGGAGGTTCGAGAGCCCCAGTGAGGCGAAGGAGGCCCCGTTGATGGTCCAGGCCACGGACATGGTCAGCCTCCAGCCTGGGGGAGATTCTTGATTTGTCCGGTCAGGTTGTTTACCTGGGCGACTAGGCTCGTGTACATGTCGAGGATCTGCTTAAAGGAGCTTGCCATGGCTGCCCCAACCTCATCCCTCTGGGCCGCCTCCTGGTTCGCCCGCTCGATCAGCCGGGATTCCTCTTCCCGATAGGCGCGCGAGCTCCGGGACACCCTCCGGCCTCCCACCTCCCGCGTGGATCGGAACCGCTCCACGTCCGACTGCGCGGCAGCGGCCTCGCCCTGCTCTTTCGCGAACGCAGCGCCCTGCGGCAGCTTCGAGGGGTCCTTCTCTACGTCCGCGAGCAGCTTCTTGACCGCGGCGAGCTCTGCCTCCTTGGCGTCGAGCTGCTCCTGCAGGGTGCGCTTCTCCGCGGCCGCGATTTCTGCCGCACCCTGCGCGGCATTGCGCGTTCCGATATCCAGATCCGAGGCCCTGAACTCGGTGGCCGCGGTCTGCCCCCCAATGCCGGCCAGCTTGGCCCGCTGATCGGCCCCCGTGATCGCCCTGGTCGCCTCGCGATAGGTCTCCCGGAGCGTCTGGAGCTGCTTGTCGCGATCGGCCTTCTGCTCGGGCGTAAAGGTCTGGGTATCGTCACCGATCTTGATCTCGTCCAGCTTCCGCTGAGCCTGGTCCCTCGCCTTCACCGCCGCGGCCTTCTCGTCGGCCGCCAGATCCGCATCGATCTTGGCCTTCTCCTGGGCAGCCCGGAGCTGCTCCGCGGCCAGGAGCCGCTCCCGCTTCTCTCCGGGATCGTAACCGGCCATGATCTCCGCCCGCCGCTGCCCGGACTGAGCGCCGGAGAGCTCGTGCCGGGCTCCGGCTTCCGAGCGCACGGCCCCGAGGCTATCCGCCAGCGTGGCGCCAATGCCCTCGATGTCACCGGCGCGCGAGCGGATCTGCTCTGCATTGATCTCCCGCATCTTCTCCCGGATGCGCACGAGCTGCTCGTGATACCCCACCGCCGCGGCTCTCGCCCGGTCGAGCCCGCTCACCGACTCCGCGATCGCGTCACTGATCCCCAGCCAGTTGTCCAGGGCACGGCCGACCGCCACGCCCGCAAACAACGCCCCTACGCCGCTCAGGCTGCCTGCAAGCGCACTGCTGGCCCCCTGCAGACCCGTGATTCCGCTCATAAGCTGGCGGATTGACATCAGGGACCCGTTCGCTGCGCCGCGCAGCCCGGAGAGAGTCTGCATCAGCGCCGTTAGCTTGACGTCTGTTTCGGAAGTAGCCGCCCCCGTCGCCGAGATCGCCGCCGCCGCTTCCCGCTGCCCCTCGTGGATCTGGCGCAGCGTATCGCGCGCCGCCGCCTGGAGCGTGGCCTGCTCCTGCTCCTTCGCAATGAGCGCTTCCAGCTCCGCCCGCACGGCCTCTCCGCCCTTCGTGTCGGAGAGCATCTTCAGGTAGATCAGAAGCTCGGAGCTGTCGGAGAAGCCCATGGTGTCACGCTGCCTTGTAGCACTGCGTCCAGATCCTCAGCACCCCGCCGTGATCCGTCACGGTTGCCGGGTTCGCAAACGTCTTGTTGGATGACGTGTTGATGCTGATGTGCTCGAAGCCGTAGACGTAGCCGTCCACCGCAACGTCGTCGTACCAGACCGTGTCGCCGTCGATGTGGACGCCCGGCCGCACGAAGTCGTTGATGAACACGTCGTCCACGTATGGCGTACCCGGCCCGTTGGCAAGCAGGCGCACGTCACGGAAGGGGCCGTTGCTGTAGATCTTCTCTTTGAGGCCCTTTCCCGAACCGTCCTGCCGCTTGTGGATCGCCGGCACGTGGCACGCTACGCCGTGCGCCAGCTTGACGGGAGTCGGTCCCGAGGTAGGCGTGGGCGTCGGCGCCGGCTCTGTAGCGGGCGTCGATGCCGGCCGCGCGGTCTTGTCTTCGCCGCCAAGCAGGATGATGATCAGCCTTCTCCACCAAGACATCTTGCTCATTCCCCGTCCTCCCCGTCCTCGTAGTTGATCGTCACGTTGTTCCCATCCCCATTGATCTCGATCGTTGTCCCCGGCTTGGCCGTGATCGTCTGCGTTCCGCCGCTCGCGTCCAGGCTCTTGCTCTCGTCATCCTTGCCGCGCACGTCATCCCAGGCCTCCGACACGTCGACGAAGCCGGCCCGGTCCGCGGCATAGACGGCCGCCCCCACACCGACCAGGAGTTTGCCCCAGTTGTTCTTGAAGAACCCCGCGGCCGCTGCCGGCTGGCTGACGTCTACCGCCACGGCCGCTCCCTGATCGCCCACCGGGACGACCTGTACCGGGTCCCCGTCCGCGGCCTGGGCCGAGCGTGAGCACAGGGTTGCCGCCAGCAGGAGCATCAGCGCCCAGAACAGGACCGAAGTGAGCAGCGCTCCGATCCAGAACATGACATTCTGCGTGCAGCGCAAAAGGACGGGGCCGGGGCGTAGCCCGGCTCGCGACGGCATACCGTTTTCGTCTCTCGCCGGCCCGGCCCCGAAGAATGATCCGAAGTTACACATGTTGCCCATCGCCTTTCTCCTCACCGAATCACCAGCATCCCGGCGTTGTTCGGCATAGTAAACTCCGCCTGCTCCGCATCCGCCGCTCGCGCCAGACCGAGATTGATGAGCCCCTGCCCTGAGAAGTGCGTTCCGTCATGTGTGGGCCATCCATCCGTGTTGAGTACCGTCACGTCAGGCAAGTACATCGCCGCATAAGTCTGCGCCTTCCGCACGTCCTCGTGCCACTGCCGCCACGTTATTCCCGTTCCGTGAGATAGCCGACACACTGCGAAGTGCACGGGTCCAAATCTCTTCCGAACGCGCAGGATCACGTTGGTCAGGTGTTGGTAGTACTCCGGCCCGGTGTCAGCCCGGATCGCGTCCGCCTCGCCTTGCATCATGGACACCCATCGGATATCGGGCGTCTGGTGGAGAGTCTTTACGATGTGGTTTGTCGTCTGCGTGACGGCCTTGCAGAGATTGATCCACCCCTGGCCGTTACCCTCCCAATTCGTTATCGAAGCCCCGTCCTTCGTGTGCTTCACGTAGGCGATGGACGACCCATAGCGGGGCTGCGTCACATGACAAAAGACCATCTCCGCCCCGAAGCGATTGGTTGCCAAGACTCCGCTTCGCATCGGGATTCGGAGCGCACCGTTTGTGATATTCAGCTTTCCGTAGTAGTCCTCGGAAAGCGTGTAGATCACTGTGGTCATGCGCCCCGTGTAGGAGATCCACATCGGATCGCGCAGCGATGTCTTGTTGTTCCCTAGCTCGTTGGACTGCCCGAAGGAGATGTAAACCGGGACCACCCCTGCGCAGGACCACCATGCCGAAAGCGCAACTGCCGCCAGCAGTGATCGCCTTGCCGTTGTCATGGTCATTGCGGCACCACCGTTATTCCGCACGCGATGTTGGTTGCCGTGAGCGAGGTCACCGCCGTCGAGTAGCCGCGAAGCGTGTAGATGTTCGTCGCGCTGTCGTTGTACCACGCCCCGCAGATCGGCAGGCCCCACTGGCCCGTCAAGGCAGCCGGGCCAAGCATTCGGCCGAGGTCGTAGAGGGTCGTCGCTCCGTTCTTGTAGAGCCGCACCAGGTACAGCTTTCCCGATTCAAGGTTCACGAGATTAAGAATGCCGCTGAACGTCATCAGGCCGACCGGCGCAACGATGTTTCCCGTTCCGGTGTTGTTGATGTTGCCGCTATCTATTTGCTCCGCCGATAGGATGATCGTCGGGAAGGCCGAAGAAAGCACCATGCCGGGGCGAGACCCGCGAAATATGGTCACCCCAAACGTTCCGGGGGTTGCTGCCCTGAGTGCCTCCCGCGTCCACTTCGTGCTCGCCAGCTCCGTCGCATTCGAGTCGCCTGCCGAATAGCTGGTGTCGATCGTGTTCGTGAAAGCCCCCGCCCCGGTCTGGTCCGCCGACCAATACGTGTTGCTCGCGCTCCCGGCCGAACTCTTGAGAACGTAGCCCGCAGTCGGGTTGTTGGTCGTGCCGAGTTTCGCGCCCGTCACGGCCTTGGCTTGCAGCATGGCCGTCGTGATGCTGGCCGGCTCGGCGTTGGTGACGGAGGCCGTCAGCGTTGCAGCCGCCAGCGTGCCCGTCACGGAGCCGGCGGGCGTGTTGCCGGTGTGGTTCGCCCGCGCCCGGTCACTGGCGCTGTTGGCAATCTGGTTTGCCGTGGCCTGCGTGTTCGTTGCACTCCATCGGCCAGACATCGTGGCGGATAGCGGACCTGCCCCGGCTGACCATATTTCAGAACCCGCTCGGTCGTACAATTTCCCTCCAGCGGCAGACACCCCAAAAGTGGCAAATCCGCCCTCTGTATAGAAAATCGTAACTCCTCCCAAAACTTTGATGTACCCCCCGCCCTGTAGCGCCACGCTCTGCGCGTTCGTGATGCCCTTGTTGTTCATGTCGAGCTTCACACCGCGCACTCCACCCGTCACCGCGCCGTCGCCCCACGTCTGCCCGGTCAGGTTCGTGATGTTCGCCCGCGGCAGGGTCAGCCCACTCAGGTTGGTCACGCTGGACCGCGGCCACGTCTGCCCGGTCAGATTGGTGATGGTACTGCGGGCCTGGTAGCCGGTGTGGTTCGCCCGCGCGCGGTCGGCGGCGCTGTTGGTGCCGTCCGGAAGAGCCGCCAGACGCGCGAGCTCCTCGGCGATGCGGTGGAGCGCGATGGCGGCCAGGGCGTCTTTGAGGTAGGGGCTCGGGCCGGACGGGCCGACGTACTGAGTCAGCGGGATGGCGTTGGTGCCCACGCCGCGCGTGAGGAGCGCTTCCCCGAATGTCGGCGCGCCGACCCGCGCCGCGGTCCCGGTGCCGCTGTAGGCAACGATGCAGTCGAGCCAGGACGCCGTCTGCGTGCCGATGGATTGGATGACGTAGAGGTCCACGTCGCCCAGCCGCGACTCGCAGGCCAGCACGTCGTTCGTGCGCGCGTCCAGGCCGTCGAAGCCGGCATAGGTGTCATCGGAAACGACGCCGCGCACGCGCCAGCACGAGGCCGTAGCGGTGACGTCCTGGATGTCCAGAGCGGCCCGAAACGGGAGCGGCTCGCCCAGCGCGGAGACGGCCAGACTAAAAGCCAAGCACGATATGATTGAACTGCGTGTCATGGAGACCCTGGACCTGAATCTGGTCGTGCGTTCCAACAACGAGTTTCGCGGCCGCCGTGGCGATCGCCGCGCCGGTATCTTCGCGATAGACCGCACAGGTGCAGCCCCAGCGGTTGAGGAGGCTGCTGTTCGCCATGTCGGTCGTTCCCATGTCGAGGGTCAGCGTCGTTCCATAGGTTCCCGGCCAGCGGATGCGCGCCGAGGCCAGGTGCACCCCGGCGGGGATCGAGAATAGGAAGCTCGCGCCCACGCGGGTGGCAGTGATCCCGGTGCCCGTGGCCAGCACCCAAACCTCCTCATCGGCTACATCGCACGCCTCGTAGCGCGTCAGCGAGGACGGCCAAGTCGTGCGGCGGTCGCCGTCCAGCGTCATGCCCTTCCCGGCAGAGAAAGATAGCTCGGTGTTGACTACGGTGGAGGTGCCTCCTGCAGGAGGATCGATGGTATCGATGAAGGCATCGTTCACGGTCAGATTGTCGGTCCCCACCGTGGCGAGGTTGGTCACGCTCAGGCCGGCTGCGTTGTTCCCGTTCGTGAGGACTCGCGCCAGGCTCATGTTGGTCTCAACGAGATCGATCGCCGTGCGGAACACCGCAGCCGTGGCGAGGCCGCTCGCCTTGTCCCACTTGCCCGTCGCCTGAACTCCTCCGCTGACGGCGCTGTATTTGCCCGTCTCGACCACGTCGAGCGCTGCCTGGAGGACTCCGGCCGTGGCCAAGCCGTCGACCTTCGACCAGCGCCCGGTCTCCAGCACGGAGATGTCCACCTCATTCGTTCCGATCCGCGCCAGGGCGTAGTCGATCCCGTTCGTGGAGAACGCATCGATCTGCGCCTGCAGGCTGGCGGTATCGTTCGTGCTTGGGATGGCGTTCGCCAGGCGAAACGCCGCCGCGTTGGACGGCGCCACGATCGACATGGTGTTGCTGGCTACCGACAGCGGGCGCGTGATCGGGCCAGGCAGATTGGTGTAGGACGCCTCGGAGGTGCCCCGAAGGATGATCACGAGGCCGGCGATGATCAGCGCGTTAATCTTCATTCCGCAACTCCTGGGCCGGGCGCGTAGAACTCCTGGCCGGCAGCTCCGCGACACAGCACGGTGTTCCAGAGGCCCGTATCCGGATTCTTGATCTGCAAATCCCCGTCCTTCAAACGGGCGGAAGGCGAGGGGGCTGTGACGACGCTCAACCCGTTCTGCGCGCCGTCCTCTTCCACCTGGAGCTGGCCGGCCCCGAGCGTGATGTAGTCGCCCGAGGCCATGAGGGCATGGACCACCATCCAGAGGTTCAGCACGTTCTCGGACGCGGCCGTCATGTCGAACTGGGTGTCGGTCTTCGTGAGCGCGAACCGGGCGTGGTACTTGCTGTCCGTGTTGCCGGTCCAGTCCCCCACGGCGATCGTCTGCATGGCGGCGGCGAGCACGGTCTTCTCCACCAGCGGGCTGCCGTCGCGGTCCGTATCGGTGAGGATGTCCAGGGTGACGCTCGTGATCCCGGTGATGGCGTCCACGAACACCCCGCCGGTGTACATGCCGATCTCGACATAGGCCTCCGTGCCGCGCCAGAGCTTCGGCACGCCACCCTGCAGGCGGCATTCGAGGCCGGCGTGCGAGAGCGGGTCCACGGAGACGCGAATGCGCTGGCGGGGCAGAGTGACGCTCATGTGATTGCGCCTCCAAGGATGGTGTAGGTGATGACGACGCTGACGCCGATCTGCTCGCACACCGGCTCCTGCAGGACCGCGTCGGAGATCGTGATGGTTGTCTTCCCGCCCTTGGACCCCTCGGCCTGGACGACGCAGGTGTTCGAGCGCAGCACGTCGCGCAGATGCGTGAGGCAGAACGCCTCCGCGGCCTGGGCGCTGGCGCACTCGCGCGTGATGCTGAAGCTGAGCATCGTCTTGAGGTTATTGCGGTTGTACGCCTTGCCGTAGGTCGCGCGCAGGAACTCGCCCTGCTGCACGCTAATCGGCCCGGACGTGCGCAGGTTGGACGGCCCGACGTGCTTGTCGATCCCCTCCACGTGGCCGTGGCAGAGGATCTGCTCCGTCGTCCCGCTCTTCATCAGAATCCGCATGGCTTCCTTCCGACCTTCGCTACCTTCGCGGCCTTCTGTTTGAAGGCCCTTCCGCCCTTCGCTTCCTTCGCGCCCTTCTGTTAGAAATCCTCCCGCCCTTACGACACCGCGATCGTCAGATGGCTTCCGGGCACGCCCGCGGTGAACACGGCGCGGGTCTTGAACACGAGCTCGCCCAGGCGCTCCTTGTCCGTACCGAAGCCGAGCTTCCGGGCCTGCACGCCGCACTTGTTCAGCGTCACGGTCAGGCCGGTGCCGCTGATCACCAAGTTCGTGGTGCCCGCGCCCACGGCCGTGCCGGGCAGCGCCACGCTGGCGCCGTCCAGCTTGGCGAGCGTCACCCAGTTGGCCTCGGTCATGCCGGCCGGGGCGAACCGGCACGTGGCCGGGCCGACGCCGGTCAGGTAGGCGCCGATCACGCCGGAGCGGTTGACGCTCTTCTCGGAGACGCTGATCGGGTACTCCACGCGGAACCCGTCCAGCGCCTCCATGGCGTCGAACGGCGTGAGCCCGTAGGCCGCGGAGAATCCGGGCGTGATGACCTTGGTCTCGTCGAAGCTCGTGTCGCTCCAGGCCACCGCGGCGACGTCCAGGAAGGCGTCGGAGGTCGTCGGGTCGATGTTGCTCTTCCCGACGCACATGAACACCATGCTGCCGTCGAAGAAGGTCTTGTCCGCGGCCAGCACCAGGGTGGGGGTCTGGATCAGCGCCGCCTTGCCGAAGGTGTACGCCTGGCCGGCCAGGGTCTGGATCACGAGCGTCTTGTCCGAGGCCCCGAACACGCTCTTGCCCACGTCCGCCAAACCGTAGGGGAACGCCTTCCCCACGCGGCCGCTCGTCACCTGGCCGTCGGGCTTGAAGGAAACGCGGCCCACGGGCAAGCTCTTGATCCGCGGCCCGAGCCCGCCGAAGCGCGAGGTGGAGGGCGTCCATTCCTGCTGCTGGATGTCGACGTCGATGTCGCCCTCCGTGTACCAGATCTGGCTGTCGAAGGTGACGATCGCCGGGCCGACGATGTGGGTGAGTTCGTTGAACTGCATGGCGCTCTCCTTATGTGAACACGGATTCCTTGATTGCCGACGTGAGGTAGCCGGGCCGCACGGCCTGGACTTTGAGCGTGCAGGCGGCGGCGATCGCCACCGGCGCGGTGTAGAGGGTTCCCGAGGTCGAAGCCGGCCGCGAGCCGTCGATCGTGTAGAAGATCGCGGCGTTCGCCGTCGCGCAGGCCAGCGTCACCGTCTGCGGCTGAGCCCCTCCGTCCGGGCTCGCCGTCGGCGTGGCAACCTGCGTCCGGACAAGCGCCACCCCGGCGGCATAGGAGAACCGGACGTCATAGGCCAGGTCCCCGGAGACCGGCTCCGCGGAGCCGATGGACTCCGCGATGAGCGGACGGCCGCGGCCGTCGCTCGGGCTGTCCCGATGGAGCGCCAGAACCCGCTCTGCAACGTCGCTGCAAGCCTTATTCGTGCCGTCGGCACCGGTGTTTACGGTGACGTTCTCCTCGATGTGGACGATCACGGCGATCGGGTCCATGTAGGGGCCGGGAATGTTCTGCTTGGAAACGCGCGCGAGCGGGCTCATCACGATCGCGCAGATCCCGATCTTGCCGCCCTTCGTGGTGAGCTGGCCCAGGGCGCGGTCGATCTCGTTGGCGATGTCGCCCTTCTTCTCCGTGAGGACGGGGATGTCCACGAAGTAGGCGTCGGCCTCCAGCATGTCCGCCACGTCCTGCCTGAGATCTGCGAGCGTGCCCATCAGTTCTGCGTCCTGTTTCCGTAGCGCGTTCCGAGAAAGGCCAGCATGGCCCTCTGCGCCGACTCGACGAGGTACCCTTCCGGCGGCAGCGCCTCCTGGTCGGCCGCCTGCACGACCTTGCGGACGAGCCAGTACCAGACGGTTCCCACCTGGTGGACCAGCTTGCGCCGGCGCGTGCCGTCCTTCCGCGGTTTGCCCACCTCCTTGAAGACGTCCTCGCGGACGGCCAGGGCCGGCCGCCAGCCGCCTTTGGGGTGCATCGCGTAGACAAACGCCAGGTTGCCGGGGCCTCCGCCCTCGCGCGGGCTGCCGGCGGCGTAGGCCGCGGCCATGGCGGGGATCGCCAGGAAGCGGCCGCGCTTCGGCGTGATCGGTCCGCCGGTGATCTTGTGCGCCAGGGCGCCCGGATGCGCGGGGTCGCCGACGGCGATCGTGGCGAAGCTGTCCGATACGTCCGCCACGGCCGTGCCGCGGGCCTGCGCGGCCCAGAAGCCCTGGCTGGGCCAGCCCTGGACGTTGCCCGGCCGCGCGCGGAAGTAGTCCTGCAGCTTGCGGCGCGCGGCATTGGCCCCGACCTCGATCACCGGCCTGGGCCGGCTCAGCGTGCCGAGCAGGGTCGCCACGGCCGGGGAGGCCGTGTCCTTCAGGATCGACATCTCGAAGATGAGGCTCACGCTGCGGCCCTCCACTTCGCCTTGCCATCGCGGATCTCGATCTGGTCCCCGAACGCGGCCTGGAGCGCGGAGAGCATGTCCGGGGAGAGGCTCTCGACACTGGCCTGCAGATCCTGGTTGAACTGGGCCTCGATCGGTTCCAGCTCGTCCTCGGTGGTGAGCAGGCCCAGCTCCTCGGCCTCGGCGCGGTCGAGGTCCCGCAGCTCGCGCTTGCTCCCGAAGTCGAACGGAGGCCAGGGCACGCCGAAGCGGGAGATCGCCGTCCACACGGGATCGGTCTTGAGCGCCACCAGGCGGCCTCTGGCGCCCTCCGGGCGCGGCCCGCCGGCGGCGTCCCAGCGGTCGTCCCAGTCCGTGCGCGGAAAGCGGGACGTGCTGGGGAGCAGCTCCTGGGCCGGGAAGGCGTTGAGCACGGCCGGGCGCTGCTCGAACTTCCAGCGCGCGTGGCCCATGGCGCTCTGCGTCTGCATGTCGAAGATCAGGCCCAGGCGCGCGCGGCTGGCCAGGTCCGTTAGGTCCTTGGGCTCGTCGCCCTTGCCCTTGCCCGCTCCGATCACGAGCTTCCGCATGTCCCCGATAAAGCTCGACCGGTCCACGAACGCCTCGCCGTGGGCGACCTTCTCCTTGCGGAAATTGAGGGCGTCCAGGAGCTTGCCCTGGCCGGCCTGCAGGAAGTCGGCCCAGTCCACGCCGGCGGAGAAAAACGCCCGCTCGCGCAGCGCCGCGGGGATCTCCGCCCACTCCGCCGTCCGCAGCACGGAAAGCACGGGGCTCTTGCCACCGAGCTTGGCGACTGCCTCGGCGATCGGCGTGGGCTGTAGGAGAATGGGCATCAGGCTCCGTCCTGCGAATCGCTGCCGAAGTCGTGGGCTTTCGTGTCGGACATGGACGGGGACGAGCCTCCGCTCGCCTCGTCCTCTTCGGTCACCGGTTCCTCCACGGCGAACTTGCCGTCGGAGACGCGCTCCAGGAGGCGGATGGCGGCCTCGTTCTCCCGGACACGGTCCTCGGTGAGGAAGCTCTTCACCGGGAGCCGCGTGGCGCACCGGTAGCGAATGATCGCGAGCGCGGCGCTCAGTAGCTTGCTCGGGATCTTGGAGCCTTCCTCCAGGGCGAACCCGCCGGCGGCGATGTAGCCGCGCACCTCGTCCACCACCTGGGTGACGATCTCCGGCAGCGGGTCCGCCTGGCCTGAAGCCAGGGCCGAGCTTTGCAGCGCGGTGACGTCCGCCCCGGCCAGGCGGGTTTTGACGTCGTCGGTGTCTATGGCAATCCAGGCCATGACTCTACTTCAGCCCCACGGCGATGTAGCCCCCGCCCACGCCGGCCTTGCCGACGTAGGTGAAGTTCGTCATGTTCACCGCCGACACGTAGAAGATGTTCGTGCCGGGGTTCGACTCGGGGCAGATCACGACCGCCGGAGTCGCGCCGAAAACGTCCGAGAACGTCACCGTGGCGGTGGCATTGGTCGGGACGGTTCCAAGCTGGACCTTGACCCCGGTGCCGGAATACCCCGTCGGACTCACAACGACACCCTCCCCGACCTTCGTGGGGCCGACCGCCGTAGAGTCGATCGTACAAGTTCCGTCCGCGCCCACGGTGAAGTCCCCGAAGTCCGCCGCGGCCAGGTTCGCCTTGCCCACGGTGTTCGTCCGGATGTCCGCGCCGAGCAGCGAGCCGTTGGACACTTCCGCGCTGCCCACGCTCCCGCTGTCGAGCTCGCAGGTGCCGTCCGCGCCCACGGTGAAGTCCCCGAAGTCAGCCGCGGCCAGGTTCGCCTTGCCCACGGTGTTCGTCCGGATGTCCGCGCCGAGGATCGTGCCGTTCTTGATGTCCGCGGAGACCACGGTCGAGTCCGGGAGCGAACCCTCCGAGCCGCCGGGGATGACGATCCCGTCGCCCAGCGCCACCGCGGCGAAGGCGACGAGCATTCCGATGCAAAGGTTCTGTTTCATGCCTTTCCTTTCCATGCCCCCCTGGGGAGGATGGCCTCCCCAGGGCGACGGGCTGTTAGTGCTCCTGCTGCTCGTACTCGATGATCGCCGTCGACCCGGTATTGATCGCCGAATCGAAGACCAGCTTGTCGCCAAACAACAGGTAGTTGTAGGCGAGCGTGGTTTGCGTCCCCTTGCTGGCCGCGATCGTGACGGTCCCGATCGTCCCGGTGTACGTATTGTCGGACGTCACGCGGTAGACGGTCACGTAGTTCGTCGCGACGAGGCTCTTGTCGATCGTGATCCGCTTGAGGTCGATCGCCGCGTACTTCGCGGTGTTCGTCCACGTCGCGCTCCCCGTGCCGACGACCAGCGCCTTGGTCTTGCGGTCCGCCACTGCGCCGGCGAACACCAGGCCCGCCAGGCTGAGGAGAACCAGGACTCCGATGATTCTGCCTTTCATCTCGTGCTTTTCCTTTCCTGAGATGAGGGGCCGCGGGCGCCCCCCGCTTGTTCCTTCTCTTACGACACCGAGATGCGCTTGACGCAGGCCGTTCCGGTGGCCTTCACGTCCTCGCTCCAGTCCACGGCGTAGATGTCGCTGCGGACGTTCTCGTCGCGGTACTGCCGCACCGCGGTGACGCTGCCGCCGCGCACCATGAACGTCTTCATGAAGCTCGGGTCGAACTGCGTCGGGTTGGCGCTCGCCTGGAACAAGAAGACCTCGCTCCCGACGATGTTGGCGGCAACCTTCGTCTGGCCGAGCTTCGTGGTGTCCTTCGAGATGACGCCCACGCGGATCTCCATGGCCGGGTTGAGCAGCAGCGCTGCGATCTGCTCCAGCGTGACGCCGACGATCGCGGCTCCGGGGAACCGCGCGCGGACCTTCGGGTTGTTGCGCAGGATGCGCAGCGCGCCGAGCCCGAGCACCATGCGGTTGGGCATCATGCCCATCGCCGTCGCCAGGGCTTCGATCTGCTCGTCGAGCTCGTCGATCGGGTCCACGTTCGCGCTGGACCAGACTCCCTTGCCGGCCTCGGCCGTGACCGCCGCCTTCGCGGCGACCATCACCTTGTTCTCGTGGGCGACGGCCGCGTTGACCACGACGCTGCGGATGCGCGCCTGCTCCAGGTTCAGGTCGTCCCCGTCCGGAGCCCGCTCCTGGTCGTCGATGGGCACTTCCAGGGACTGCGGCTTGCAGTTGAACGTCGAGTCGCTCGCGGCGAACGCCACGCGCATGGCCGGGCCGCCGAAGGCGCGGGCCGTGTCGTACACGACGAAGGCGTTCTTGTCGCTGAACGACTTGAACTGGCCCAGGCTCACGCCGACGGGCGTGACCGGGGCGATAAAGTCCGCAATTGCGGAGCGGACGTCCTGCTCCAACCCGTAGGCGTAGTTGGTCAGGGTCTGATTGAGGGTCGCTTGCGTCCTGATGGACATGATTCTCTATCTCCTTTCCGTTGCTGCTGCTGCCGTCTACGCGTAGGTGACGGGCGTCCAGAGCTGGCACTTGAACAGATCGCCGCTCACGGCCGCCTCGGCGGCGCGGCCGACGAGCACGCGCGCTCCCGCCGTGGCGTCGGTGACGACCGAGCCGTCGGTGTGGAGCTGGACGGCGGCGCCCTGGGCGATGGGGCCGCTGGCCTTCACGAGGAAGAGCCCCGGCTCGCCGCACATGGCGATCGAATCGACGCCGTCGGTGTTCTCGCCTTCGACGATCACGCCGAACGGCAGAGTCGTCGCGCTCGACAACACGGTTGCCACATCGCTGGCAACGCTCACGAAATACCCCTCCTTCGTCCGGTGATCCGCCACCGGGGTCATGGCGAGGATCGCATTCTTCATGGCCTGCATAGTCTCGTACCTTTCCGCCCTTGTTGGGGCTGCTGCGTTGCTACTGCTTCGGTTCGGCGAAGAGCTCGGGCTTCTCGGTCCGGGCGATCTCCCAGGCGCGGTCCCAGCTCACCTTGCGGCCGGCGCCGCGCTCGCGCTCGCGGATCGAGTTCACGAGGCCCTTCTGCTGCTCGGCGCGGTTGTCGAGCGTGGCGGCTCCCGGTTCCTTGGTCGCGCGGTTGCGCAGCGCGGGTGGCGCGTCTTTCGGCGCCTCGGGCTTGCGCATGGCGGCCAGGATCTTGAGCGCCGGCTCGCGGTTGGCGAGGAGCTGGGCCTTAACCTCTTCGCGGTTGGCGATCACGTCCTTGTGCGTCTCCAGGTCCGTCTCGACCTGGGCTTCGAGCGCCTGGCGCTCGAACACCAGCACCTTGGCCTCGGAGGCCTCGGCGCGGTTCTTGAGCTGGTCGCGGTCCTGCGCCACGGAGGCGCAGTTGGCCAGCTCCTGCTTCTTGGCGGCGCACGCGGCCGAGACCTGCTCGTCCGTCGCCTCCGCCGGGAGCCCCAGCATCGCCAGGAGCTCGGCTTTGAAGTCCATCGTGGACTCCTTCCTCCCGGATGAACCGGGGCTGTTCTTGCCGGCATCCGCCGGCGCGGGCGCCTCGTCGGCGCGGTTGGTCAGGGCTTTGAGGGTCCGGAGGTTCGGCTCGTTGGTGAGCGCGAGCTTCTTCAGCACGGTCGGCCTGAGCCGGCCGTTGCCGAGATTCTGGCAGGAGGCCAGGTCGAACACCGGGGAGAGGAACCGGAACCGGCCGCCGCTCACGGCCGGGGCGCCGATATCCGTCCAGCGGATCTTGCACCATAGGCCGTCGGCGCGGTTTTCGAGGGCCATGCACCAGCCCCAGGCGTCGGTGGTCTTGTCGGGGTCGCAGCTCTCATGGTCGCGGTCCACCAGGAGGCCGGTGAACTCGGGCTGGCCGGCGGCCCGGTTGAAGGCTTCGATCACCGCGGCCGCGGATTCCCGGTCGCAGACCTGGACCACTTCGCGCCGGCGCTGCTTGCCGGGCTCCGAGGGGTCCGGCTCCAGGAGCGCGTTGGTGAACTCTCCGAAGGGCATCACCTGGCAGAAGCCGTCCGAGGGCAGGGCAAAAGTGCTGTCGAGTATCGGTTTCATCGCTTCTCCGCCGGCGCGGGCCGGAAATCCTGTTTCCCGGCATGTGCACATGCCTCGGAATGCCATTGCAAACCGCCGGAACCGCGTTGCAGATTGGCCGCACCCCCCCCGCGCGGGTCTCCATACCCCCCAATCGCGCCTTGGGCATCGTGGGCGGTCATTGGCCCCTCCAGCATTCCCCGCAGACCTCGCGCGGATCGTCGCGGCCGACCACGTGCGTCCGGATGTACCGGGCGCGCGGGCTGTAGCTCAGGAGCGCTGGCGAAACCTTCCAGGCCGGGATATTCCGCAGCAGCGCGATCTCCGCGGCCAGGTGCGCCGCGTAAACGAGCTCGCTGCAGAACCAGCGCTCCTGGTCCTCGCCCGGAGCCTGGCAGCGGCGGGTAACGAAGCCGAACAGGCCGGGCCAGTCGTAGGGCTTGCCCTCCTGGGCCTCCATGTAGGCCCGGATCGTCGCCGTATGCTCGGCCGTCACGCCGTCCACGTGGAAGAGATCGATCCGCGTGCCGGGGGCGTGGCGGGCGTCCAGGTTGACGCTGCAGGTGACTCCGCCCTTCCAGGCCTCCCACATCTCGCCGTTGCCCTCGTCCACCCATGCGGCATGGCTGTACTCAGACCAGGTCTTCACCCGGATGTAGCGGCTCAGGAGCGACGTGCCTTTGAAAAGTGCGATCATGATTCCTGTATCTGGTTTCTGGATTCAGGCGTCAGGGCAGAGAGCGCGTTGACCACGGCCGCGCCCAGGGCGCCCTCGCGCACCGCGGAGATCCGGGAGATGTTCGCCGGCGTGAGCGCCTCGGCCGGCAGGTCGCGCACCAGGTCCTCAAACTGCTTCAGGAACTCGGCCTCGGAGAGATCCGCCTGGCCCGCCAGTTCCTCCAGGCGCGCGAGCCAGGGCGTGAGAACGTCCGCGCGAACGGCCTGCTCCTGCTCCACGGAGGAGGCCACGAGCTGCTCGCGTGCGGCTTCCGCCGGTTCGGGCGCGGCGCGGTTGAGAAGGCCGGCCGCGGGCGCCGCCGGCGCGCCGGGGATCTGTGCGGCGGGCGCCGGGCCTTCCGCCACCGTGTAGCCGGTCTTCTCGGAAAACTGCGCCCAGTCCACCTTGCCGCCGGCCTGGGTGATCTTGACCGCGTGGTCCAGGATCTCGCCCACGTCCTGCTCCTCGTTGGCCGCGAGCTCGAAGTAGGCCAGCCGCTGGCGATCGGGAAAGGCGGCCCCCAGCACGACCCGGTCGAACTGGCGCTGGAAGATCTCGCCGATCTTCCGGGCCTCGCCGCGGGCGATGATGTCGAAGGCTTCCATGTGGGCGCCGCCGGCGAGCGTCCCGGAGCCCGGAGCGGTGAGCATCGTGAGCATCCCGCCCGTGCCGGCGAGGACCAGCTTCTCCGTGAGGTAGGCCATGTAGTCCCGGAACGGGTTGACGCCGCGGGGCTGGTCGGCGCACTTCACGTCCGAGCCGTTGGGCAGCGCCCCGGACTGGCCCTCGGCAACGTCCTCCGCGGCGGCCTTGTACTCGGCTTCCTTGCCGGCCACGTTTGGCGGCATGATGACGATCCAGCCGGGAATGCCGAAGATCTCGATGAAGGAGTCCCAGTCCTTCTGGCTCATGTTCGCGCGGATGAACTTGAGGAGCGCGATCTCGTCCAGCGGCCGCGGCCACTCGCGGATGAGGCAGAACGCGGGGTCGATCTTGTCGAAGCTCTCCATCGTGGCCGACATCTGCAGCGCGTCCGGGTTCCAGTACCAGTCCCCAAACATGCCGTCGCGCATGATGTTCCAGGGGTTCAGGCATTCGATGCGGTCAGCCTCCCCCGGCAGGGCGGCCTTGTCCCCCTTCTGGAACTGGGCGATCGCGTACTCGCGGAACACGGCCAGGGCCAGGTGCTCGACCGCCTCGTAGAGGTTCTCGATCCGCTCGTAGGCGGCGCGGAGAGCGGCGGCCTGCTCCTCGGCCAGCTTGGCGTCGAGCTTGATGCCGCGGCGCTTCGCGGCCTGCTCGTCCACCATCTTGATGTTCCAGTCCATCTGGAGCAGGGCGCCGCCGCGGCGCTCGACCAGGGCGATCAGGTCGGCGTCCCGGCGCTCGATGAAGCGGTAGGTCCATTGCAGGTCGGCGTACTCGCCGCGCTGGGCTCCCTCGAACATGGAGACGGCCTTCGTGACCGTGAGCGCGCGGAGCGGGTTGTACTGGTCCCGCCAGCGGTTCAGCCGCGCCACCTTGCGGCGGATGTCGATGCCACTCATGCCGCGATGCTCCTATCCCGCCTGGCGGCGATCGCGCGCGAGCGCTTGGTGTTCTCGAAGACGTAGATCGGGCCGGCCTGCGTCGTCTTGCCGGCGTGGAGGGCCAGGGCGAGCGCCCAGAACCGGTCGGCGTGGCCGGCGTCGTCGCTCTCCGCCTCCAGCCGCACGTTGTTGGCCGCGGTGACGGTCTTGCGGATCTTGTGGAGATCCTCCCGGATCTCGTGGTCCGCCGGAATCCTGACGGCGCGGTCCTGGAAGGCTTGGAGGAGAGGCATGCCCAGGTCGAGCTTTACCGGCCCGGTGAACTGCACCTGCTCCACCGTGTACGCGCCGAAACGAAGCTGCAGTTCCTCGGCCAGCATGGCCCCGATTCCGGTGGAGTCTATGCAGCAGCGGGCGACGCGGTTCTGCCGGATCATCTCGGCGGCCGCTTCGAGCTGCACGCGGAAGAGGGTCTTGTCGAAGACGCGCACCTGGTCCGTCCAGAACACGTCGCCGATCCGGCGCACGAGCCACATCACGGTGAGGTCGTGCTTGCGGCCCACGTCGATCCCGAGATAGGCCGTTGCAGCGGGGTCGCGGTGCGTCTGCAAGGCCTGTGCATCGGCCTCGCAGGCGGCGATCAGGCCGTAGGCCAGCAGCGCGCCGCCGTCGTCCTGCGGGTTGCACATGTACTGGCTCTGCCAGGCGCTCTCCGTGCGGCACTTGGCGCGGATCGCCGCCACGAAGTCCTTGCGCGTCTGAACCCGGCCGGAGGCGTTGTTGATCGCTTCGACCAGGCCGGCGTCGACCGCGTCGAGCAACGTAGTCCGGTGGAAGCTGGCGCGCATCGGGTTTGCGGCCTTGGCGTCCTGGCAGAGCCGGGCGAACACGCTCGCCGGGGAGCCGTCCACGGCGTAGGCGGAGACGGCTTCGAGCTGCCCGCCCCAGATGGTGCAGGGCATGGCCATGTCGATCAGCGTGCCGGGGTCCGCGTGGAGATCCACCTCGTCCAGAAGAACGTCGCCGCCTTTCCCGGCGAACGCCGCTGGCGTGCTGGAGAGCGAAACGATCCTGCTCCCAGTGAGTGGAAAGTCGGCGACGAAAGCGGTGATGTTCTTCTCCGGGTCGAGCAGCCGCGGCTCTTCGCCGATGAGAACCGTGGCCACCGTCTTGGCGAGCTTCGCCCAGCGGCCGATGTACTCGGTGATGAACTCCTTGGCCGTGAGCAGATCGCGGGAAGAAACCCACTGGGTGAAGCCCTGGCGGCGGAGGCATTTCTGGAAGCAGCGGTAGCTGGTGGCATAGGTCGCGCCGATCCGGCGGCTCTTCTCGTAGAGCTTGAACGGCGCCTCGTCCTGCATCCAGCGTTCCTGGTATGGAAGAAAGTACGGGGCGGAGGCGGATTGAACAGAAGGGCGCGAAGGGTCTTCGCCCTTTGCTACCTTTGCGGCCTTGGTGTTCAAACTCTTCTCCGTCACGCCGTTTTCCTTCCGAGAATCCTGTCGATCTCGTCGGCGAGCTGCTTCGGGTCCACCGCGGTTCCCGTGCTCTGGGCCTCGCGCAGCTTCGATTCCAGCAGCTCCAGGCGCCGCAGCTTGAGCTCGATGTCCTGCTTGCGCAGGTCGAGATCCTTGTCCTGGCGCTCGGCCTGGCGCAGCCTCACCACGTGCTCGGCGGCGATCTGCCAGTTCCGCACCGCGCGGCGCACGGCATCCTCGTCGCCCCGCGTGCGCGCCGCGGCCACGTCGTTGGCCAGGGCCGCCGAGAGCTTCTCGGGCTCCGCGGCGCCCACGGCTTCGAACTCGCGCGTCAGCGCGGCGTTGTCCCGCAGGCGCTGCCGCAGCAGGAACTCCTCCTCGTGCTCGTCGAACCATTCGCGGAAGCCGTAGAGTCCGGTCCGGCCGGGCGCTTTGATGCCGAAGGTCTCAGCCGCCCACGCGCCCACCTCGAACCACTGGAAGCGCCGAAACCGGTCGCGCACCTGGGCCTGCTGCTCCTCCGTGAGGGAGGCATACCAGGCGTCGTTCCGCGGCTTGCGGTTCTCGGTCACAGGCTGTTGCGCTCCTTGCCGGCGGCGGTGACGATCCAGCACGGCCGGCCCCACTCGTCCTGGGTTTCCTCGGCCCAGCGCTGCCGCTTGCATTCCTCCAGGCCCTGGCGGATGCGGCCCGCGTAGGCCGGCTTGTGCGTGCGCGCCTCGTAGCCCAGGGCCACGTTCTCCTCCGTGATCGGCCCGCTGCCCGAGTTCACCGCCAGCACGCGCAGCACGGCGAGGGTGATGTCGATGTCGATCATGATTGCTCCATCCGCCGCATGGCGCCCTGCACCTCGGCCACTGCCCGCAGAATGTCGTCGACGCGAGAATGGATGCCGCGCACGTCGCTCTTGATCTCCAGGCGCAGGGCCTCCGTGCGCTCGGCCTGCTCCTTCTCGTTGCGCTCGCTCTCGCGCTTGGCTTCCACATGCTGCTGGTGGCACTGCTCCTCCGTTACGGCGCGCGGTCCAAGCGGGTTCTCCGTGAAGCGGCCCGTAAGGCGGCCCCAGGCGGTCGTGATGGCGTTGAACGCGACGGCCACGGCCGCCAGGCCCACGAGCCAGGAAATGGCGTCGCCCCGGTCGGGAGACAACTGCGCAATGATCGGCAGGGAAAGCCCCAGAAGATTCGAGAGCGTATCGTTCATGCGCGGTCCCCTTTTCCTACAGATGCTTCTGCGTCTTCAGAATCTGCTTCCCGTAGTAGTAGATGTTCGTCTGGGCGTCGGTCAGCTTGAGCTGCCAGAAGACGGAGCTCGTGGTGTCGGGCAGCGTGGCCGTGGCCGTCCATGTGCCGCCGTTGGTGGAGATCGCCGTGGCCGTGTTGGTCGTGGTCGTCGTGCCGTCGCTCACGATCAGCTTCATGGTGACGCCGCTCAGGCCCTGCTTGGCGGAGTTCGTTCCGGCGCCGGAATACGCCACGCAGTTCGTGAACAGGATCGAGGAGCCCGCGGTGTAGAGCGTGTCGGAGGTGAACGGGTTCGAGACCGTGGCCCGCAGGTTCGTCGCCGTGACGCTCTGCGGCGCCACCTTGTCCGCGGCGAGTGCTCCCAGGGCGAGGCAGAGGATAACGGCGGCAAGGGTCAAACGCTTCATGGCTGTCTCCTGGATTCTGACTTCTGACTTCTGAATACTGACTTCTTCCGAGTAGGGGGCGCCTCCGGCCGGGAGGGGCGGCCATTGGCGCCGGGGAAAGTCCGACCGCGGGTGGGACGGACGGACGACAGCGAGAGTTCCTGAAGGTGGAGGCCGATGGCGTACAGCGCGCTTCCAAAGCCTGCGAGGCTATCGAGGCCCGAAACTGAAATCCGCGCCAGGGCTGGGTGTCGGCTGCCACCGGCGCGGATCTCGATCGTGCCTACATCATGGACCTCCGGCTTGCGTTTGCAGTTGGCTTTGATCTGCTGCGCCTTCATCTGGGCGCAACATTCGCACGGCGCGCGAAGACACGGAAGAGCACGAGCGGGAATAGCGGAGCAAGCCGGAAAAGCAGAAAAAGCGGACTTGGCGGAGGCTTTGGCTCCCTGCCGCCTTGCGCGGCAGGAGCCGGAAATTCAGGTTAGCGGAAAACCGTTCCGGCGCAGCCGCCGATGATGCCGACAAACAAACCGATCCCGAAGAATGGAATCAGCACCAGCACGTTGGCCAGCGCCAGCTTGAACACGAGCATGAGCACCGCGGTGAAGGGCAGATCGATATCCGTGAGCGTCACGCCCGCCGGCGCGGCAGCCGCGGTCCGCTCGGCCGGAGCCCTCTTCACCGCCGCGGTCGAAAGTTGCTTCCGAAAGTCCCCCGCGTTTATCTTCAGCACCTGCGGGACCGCGATTGGCTGCCCGCACTTCGGGCAGTCCATCATCTCGCCCTGGTCCTCCGGCTCGGCTTCCAGTTGAATCCCGCACCGCCCGCAGTGAAAGCTGATCATGGCTGGCCCCTCTAGTCGTCAAGGCCCGGAAGGCTTCCAAACACTTCCCGGTTCGCGCGCTGAACCGCTTCCCATTCCTCCGACAGGTCTCGCCTGGCGATTTCGGACTCCAGGGGCTTTGCCGAGCAGCGCACCTTTTTCGCCTCGCCGTGGGCGGATCGCAGAACAATAGCCCAGCTATTCAGATCGAAGCCATGATTCTCGTATATCCCAATGAGGTTCAGATTAAGAGTTCGCCGCGTAATGATCCCGGAGTCGGCGATATACTCCTCCGAAGCTCCCGGTGCCAAAGCGATGACGTGGTCCTGCTTTGCCACCAGCGGGTAGGCTCTCTTCCCGCCGCTCTTCGCGTTTCCGAAGAAGCATGCCTCCACTGTCCCGTTGAACGTCTTCGAGCCGAGGTTGCGCACGGTGACCTTCAGGAGTTTTTGCCATGTCCTATCCACGTCGTACCCTCCCGAAGAATCCGAGTAGCGGGTCACCCCGCTTTTGTCGACGCGGATCGGAACCACCTCCAGCTTCATCTGCGCAACAGCCGCCTCGGACAATGCCAGGCACAGGAACACTGCCGCGATACGCGTCATGGCTGGCCGGCTTTCGGCTTCCGCGGCCGCGGCTTGCGTGGAGGCTTTACCTCGTAGGTGGTATGAGGGTCCGCAGCAAGAGCCGGGGGGTCGCTTTGTTCCTTGCTGAGGTTCGTCCGATGATCGGCCTGAGCCAGAAGGAACTTCGCAACCCTCTTGAAGTCCGTCCCATAGGCTTCCTCGGGGTACTTCTCAAAGTACCGCAGGAGACCCGCCACGGCAACTTTCGCCAGCCCGCTGGCGCTGGAAAGCCCCATCTTCCCGCTGACAATGTCCATCTCGCGGAGCATCTCGTCGCTGAAACGGATCGGTATTGCCTTACTGATACTCACGGCGCGCATCGTATAGCACCCCCCCGAAGAAAGCTGCAAAATTCCTCTTGCAGTTTGTATAAGTCTGCTATACATTGCGCGCCATGATCAGTCGAAGCATCCCAATCCGCTTCGAATCGAGCCTCGTTGACGACATCGACCACTGGTCCCGCGTAATCGGAATAACCCGCTCCGGCGTGGTCAAGATGGCCGTTGTCCTGCAGCTCCGCGCCGTGGCGGCGGGCCGGATCGACCTCAATCTGGAGCAGGAAGCGCGCGCGCTGAGGCTCCATTTGGCCGAGCCTTGCGGCCGACGTACATACCGGAAAGGCGGCCCCCGATGACCAACGTCCTCGCCATTGCGATCGCGGCCTTGATCCAGGTGGAGAGCGTCGGCAATCCCCACGCGGTGGGGGATAACGGCCGCGCGGTTGGAATCTTGCAGCAGTGGCCGGTGAGCGTGCACGAGGCGAACCGCCTGGTCGGGAAGAAGCGCTGGTCCCTGGCGGACCGCCGCGACCCCGCGGCCGCGCGGGAAATGGCCTCCGTGATCCTGGCGCGGCACTACCGCCGCGGGGTGACCGATCCGGTTGACCTGGCGTCGCGCTGGCGCAACCCGCACGGCAATGCGCCGGCGTGGTACCGGCGCAAGCTGCAGGTCGCAATGGCCCCGCTTCGCTCAGGAAGCTACGCAGGGCAGGGGAACTGAACGATGGCGACGGCGAACAGGCAGAAGGCGGTGCAGGGGGAGCTGATCCCGCGCACGCCTGTCTCTCCCTCCGGCAACGCGCTGGAGGATATCCGCCGGCGCCTTCCCGGCTCGTGGGCCGGCATGTCCGCCGTGGCAGTGGCCTGCGATGTCTCCGTCAGCCTGGTGGATGACTGGCGGCTCCAGGGGCTGGTGCAGTGGATGGATCTCGGCTGCGCGGAGCGGCCGTACTACCGCATCTACATCCCCAGCCTGCTCGACTTCCTCAAGACCCGCATCGGAGGCCGGCCATGATCGCAATCGCCAGACCCGAGATGCCGTCCGCGCGTGCCGAGCAGGTGGCCCCGTACTTCGAGCGCGTTTGCATTCTGCTTCAGTCCGCGCACGGCCGGGAGTGGGCGATGACCATCGACGAGATCACCGAGTTCGCCCGGCTCCCGGATCGCCGCACGACCGAGGCGCTGATGGAGACGCACCTCGACCTCTTCCCCTGGCCGCTCGTCGCCGGCGCGGACGGCTACTACATCCCCACCGAGGCGGGCGAGCTCAACCGCTACGTCGAGAGCCTGCGCGGCCGGGCCGTGAAGATCTTCGTTCGCAGCCGGAAGGTGGTCCGCAAGGCGATTGCATGCGGCTGGAAGCGCGACGGCAAAGCCTTTGCACGTCCGCCGCAGCAGCAGGAGTTGGCGCTCGGGTGAGTCAACAAAGGAGGGTGCGATGGGTGCGGCGATACGGTCGGAGGCGGTGATCGAACTGGTGGGCTCTTCGGCAGTGGAGGCGATGCGCGTGATGAGTGTGATTGTGGACGCGCACGCGAGGCTGTCCGCCATCCGGGACCGGATGGTCGAGTCTCTCAAAACGATTGATCCCACGTCGGACGGAGGAAAGCGGGCGGAGAGCCTGGCGCTGCAGCTCTCGCGCTGCCACGACAAGCTCACCAGCGCCTGCGCGTTCATGCCGGACGAGTTCTGGTTCGAGTTCGTGTCCCGGACGGCCGGCGCGGTCGGCCTGCAGGAGATCGCCCGCAAACTCTCCGCCCCCTCTGCGACCTTTGCGACCTTCTGTTCAACTCCGAATCCGGTGGCCCCATGATCACGATGCCCCTCAAGGCCGCGGAAGCCTATGCCCGCAAGATCCTCGACGAGTTGGCGCCGTACTGCGAGCGCGGAGAGATCGCCGGATCGACCCGCCGAAAGTGTCCCGTGGTGCACGACATCGACCTGGTCGTCCTGGCCTCCGACTGGGACGGGCTCCGCGCGCGGGCGCTGGCGCTCTCGCACGAGATCTGCAGCGGGGAGCAGGTGTTCCGGATCGAAACCCGGACCGGAGTCCAGGTGGACATCTACCGGGCGCGCCGTGCGTTCCGGGATCTCCTGGAGAACCGGCCCACGAACTTCGGCTCGCTGCTCCTCTGCCGCACCGGCAGCGCCGCGCACAACATCATGCTCTGCGAGCGGGCCAAGGCCAAGGGCTGGCACTGGCAGCCGCACCAGGGCCTGTTCAACGCCAAGAACGAGCTGCTGGCCAGCGAGACCGAAGAGGAGATTTTCAAGGCCCTGGGAATGGGCTTCGTGCCGCCGGAGCAGCGGCAGTGGGGCGACGAACGCGGAGTCGGGTCTGAGGTGGGCTGGGAGATCCCGGCCGGGAAGGGTGGCTGATGAAGAAGCTCGAGGGTGAAGTATTGCCGAAGGAGAGCACGGCCGTGGCGGTCCGCGGCCGCGCCGCGAACCTGCTCCAGATCACGGGGGTGCGGGCTCTACCGGAACGGGCGGACGCGATCCGCGAGTACCACGTGGGGGCCATGACCCGCATGGCCCAGGGCGCCATGTACGCGCTGCTGTGCGGGTACGAACTGCACGCGGCCAGGGCTCAGTTGCGGCATGGGCAGTGGGAGGCCTGGGTGGCGGCGAACTGCCCGTTCACGACCATGACCGCCTGGCGCTATATGCAGGCCGCAGAGCGGAAGTTCAAGGAGATCCCAAATCTAACACGTGTGAAAGATTTCGCCCTGGGCGTCTCCCCCCGCGACCTTCAACCGGAGCAGCGCCAGGAGCTTATAGAGGCCGTGCGCTTCGCGACGGACGGCGATTCCTGGCGCCAACTCTGCCTCGATCTCGGCCTGATAAAGGACTCCCCGCGCAAGGCCCTGGGCGGCTACCACCCGCGCAAGGACCAGGGCGAGGACGCCACGGAGGAGGCCCGCCGGATGACGGCCGACGAGAGCTGGAGAGAGCACATCGCCTGGCTGCGCATCGAAGGCCTGAAGCGCAAGAGCTGGGGCTACCTGGACAAGGCGGTCCTCGAAGAGCTGCACGGCACGCTGATCGATCTGAAACGCGAGATCTCGAAGGCGATCGCCTGAGGGCTTAACCATGACGCACGCGCTTGCCATTCCGCCGGCTGAGATGGCTGAGTTCGCGAAGCTGCCGTCGCTGATCAAGCGCGACGTCGGGTTCTGGATGGAACTGCTGGCGCGCGTGGCGATCGCGGAGCGGCCGCACCAGGCGATCAAGGAGGAGGCGCGCCGGCACGCCCACGTGCGCGGGTGCAGCGTGCCGAGCATCCGCCGCAAGTACGACCTCCTGCGCCACGGCGCGAGCTGGCGCTGCCTTGTGGACCACGCGAAGCACCCGGCCGCCGCGACCCGTCAGTCGCCGGCCTTCCTGGACTTCTGGCGCGGGCTCTGCGAGCGGAACCAGCGCGCCTCCCGGCCGGCGTTCCGGTCGCTGCTCTTCGACCACTACTACCAGGAGAAGCCGATCCCCGGCGTCGGCACGTGGCGCGACGTGTGGCGTTTGCAGCACGAGGGGCAGGACCCGCCGGCGGCTATGCCGAAGGCGCCGCCGCTCCCCGAGGGCTGGAGCGAGCGCAACCTGATGCGGTACCTGCCGAGCAGGTTCGAGCTGGAGGCGGCCAGGATCGGCCGCGGCGCGGCGGCCCGGTACCGGCCCCTGGTCTTCTCCACGCGCGCGGGCCTGCGGCCGGGACAGTTCTACATGTTCGACGACGTCGAGCACGACATCAAGGTGAACTTCCTCGGCGTGAACCGCCGCGCCATGCGCCCGCTGGAGCTCTGCTGCCTGGACGTCTTCTCCGGGGCCAAGATCGCCTACGGCTGCAAGCCGACGATCGAAGGCGACGACGGGGCGAAGCAGAAGCTGAAAGAGCGCGAGATGCACTTCCTGCTGGCCTATGTGCTGACGGAGCTCGGCTACCTGGCCGACGGCACGACGCTGATGGTGGAGCACGGCACCGCGGCGATCCGCGAGCCGCTGGAGCAGATCCTCTCCGACCTGAGCGCCGGCAAGATCAAGGTGGAGCGCAGCGGGCTCTTCATGGGCGCAATCCCGAAGGATAAGCGGGCCAATCCGTTTGTCGGGTACAAGGGCGCCGCCGCGTTCGCCGGCGTGTTTGAGTCGCGCGCGATCGGCAACTCGCGCTTCAAGGCGGCCCTGGAATCGCACCACAACCTGGTGCACAACGAGCTCGCCGCGCTGCCCGGACAGATGGGCAAGGACCGCGACCACGCCCCTGAGGAACTGCACGGACGCGGTCGCTACAACGACGCGCTCATTAACGCCGCCCTGGCCCTGCCGCCGGAGCGGGCTGCGCTGCTGCGCTACCCGTTCCTGGAGTACCATCAATTCCTATCCATCCTGGACGAGCTCTACAAGCGGATCGACGCCCGCACCGAGCACGAGCTGGAGGGCTGGGTCGAGGCCGGCCTGGTGGCCCACGAGTTCCGCGTGTCCGACGGCTCGGACTGGCTTCCCCTGGCGGTCGTCGAGCAGCTCCCCGAGGAGCAGCGCCGCGCGGTGGAGGCCGTGGCCTGCGCGCCTGGTCACGGCCGGGTGCGCCGCCTTTCCCCTGGCGAAGTGTGGCGCCGCGGGCGCGCCGACCTGGTGAAGCTCCCCGGCTACTGCGTGCCCTTGATCCTGGGCGACGCCCTGGGCCGCGAGGTCAAGATCTCGGGCAGCCTGATCGAGTTCGAGGACCAGGAGCTAGGCCCCGGCCAGTTCCGGTACCTGCTGGACTACGTCACCCCCGAGGGCCATCCCGGCCGGCTGCTCGGCGGGGAGACCTACCTCTTCCACGTCAATCCGTTCAACCCCCGCGAGATCTACGTGTCCCGCGCCGGCGCCAAGGCCGGAGCCTTCCTGGGAACGTGCCAGCGCTGGGAGGCCCCGAGCAAAGACGACGTCGACGCCCTGCATCGCCAGATGGGCGCCGCCCGCAAGATGGAGGCCGAGCTCCTGGCGCCCGTCGCCCGCCGCGGAGCGGAGCTGATCCGCCGGCGGATCGAGATGCACCAGCACAACGCCGGCGTGCTCGCCGGCGCGGCGATCACCGAGCCCGAGCGCGCGCTCGCCGCGCGCGTCCGCGGGGAGAAGGGCGACATCGGAGAGATGATTCCGGCTCAGATCGCGGCCGCGCCGGAGGCCGACCAGGGCGACGACGACGGCGGGATGAACGATTTGCTTTGAACGGGTGCGGAGGAAAACAGGGGAGGGAGCATGACAGAGCAGGCGAAGGGCGAGCAGGAAACCATGCCGACGGTCCGTACCGCCGCCATGAGCTTTGACGAGGTGGTCGAATCGACGGCCGGGCTGCCGGAAGCCCAGCGCAATTCCGTGCGGTGGATGTACTCCTACATGAAGATGGAGAACATCACGCTGCGCGAAGCCGCCGCGGTGATCAAGCGGGATGCGAGCACCCTGCACCGGGTGTTCCGCAACAAGTACGGCGCGGACATCGACGCCATCTGCAAGGACATCGAGAGCTTCCGCCGCGTGGCGGAGGAGCGGCGCTCGATCTCCAGCGCCGGCTTCGTCGAGACCTCCATCTCGCTCAAGATCTGGCAGGTCTGCGACTGGGCCCTGATCTCTCAGTCCATCGTCTTCATCTTCGGCGACAGCCAGATCGGGAAAACGATCTCCCTGGAGGAGTACGCGCGCCGCCACAATCACGGCGTCACGCGCATGTTCCGCATGCCGAGCACCGCCGGCGTGCAGCTCATGATGAAGACCATGGCCGACACCTGCCTCGTCAGCCGCAACTCCTCCTTCGAGAACCTGCGCGAGCGGGTCATGAAGTGCATCGACCGCAACACCCTGGTGATCGCGGACGAGGTGCACCAGACCTTCCAGAGCTACCACAAGAACGCCCGCGTCACGGCCCTGGAGCTGCTGCGCGAGATCCACGACCGCACGCACTGCGGCATGGTGCTCTGCGGAACGAACGTCCTGCGCGAGGAAGTCCAGCGCGGCCGGCACAAGGAGATGCTCGAGCAGTTGCAGCGCCGCGGGGTCGTGCAGCTCCAGCTCCCGGCGCGGCCGCCGCGGCGGGATCTCGACAAGATCGCCAAGGCCTACGGCCTGCCGTCCCCGGAGGGCGAGCCCGAAGAGCTGGTCAAGCAGATCATCCAGGAGAGCGGCCTGGGCAAGATGATCAAGTTCATGCAGGCCGCCACGCGCCTCGCCAGCAAGCGCTCCGAGCGGCTCTCCTGGATGCACTTCGTGGCCGCCCACGACATTCTCGCCAAGCTCAGCGTACAGGAAGGGGGTGCTCGGTGAACGATGCCAAGCTCAGATGGTTGGTCAACGACTGCGTCACACTCGACCGCGAGATCCGCGTGGAAGAGGCCAGGCTGAAGGAGCTCAAGGCCGAGCTGATCGCCGAGGCCGTGCGCCGGGCGCCCGAGCACGTCGCCACCGAGGGCGGCGGCGCCTCCTGGACGGCCGAAGGGGAGTGCGGCTGCGTCGCCCGCGTCACCTTCGGCGCCCCCACGCTCAAGGACAAGATCTCTGGCGTCGGCAAGACCATTGAAAAGGTCATGCAGGCCGCAGGCAACCACTTCCCCAGGCTCTTTCAGCAGGTGCCCGCGTGGAAGCCCGTGGCGGATTTCCGCTGGGCCGCCAACGACCTCCTGGGCGCCCGCGACGCCAAGCGCCTGGTCAAGCTCGTCACCTCCGAAACCGCCCCCCGCGTCAGCTTCGAGACGAAGAAGGAGGAAGGGCAGTGAACGGGCCGATCGAAGAAGTCAAAGTCGCCGGCGTCTTCTACCGCGGCCCCATGCCGACCAACGCGCGGGAGGGCGCGGCGTGGAAGATCACGGCCATGCTCCCCAGCGCCAAGATCGGAACCGGCGGCCAGCGCGTCGGCTTCTCCTGGCAGACCTGGCGGAAGTTCGAGACCGAAGCCGACGCCCGCAGAATCATGGGCGAGCTGAAGCAGAAGACGATGCGGCAGCCGGGGGGGGCTGAGCTGATTGCTGCGGAGCGCGAGCGGCAGATCCGGTCCGAGGGCTTCACCGCCCCCCACGACGACAAATACATTTGCGGGGAATTGGCGAACGCCGCCGCCGTCTACGCCATGAACCCCGGCTTCCGTGACCGCCGCGTGACGGGTGGCTGCGGGACTGAAACTGTCGCCTCCGAGTTGTGGTCGTGGGACGGCGAATGGTGGAAGCCGAAGGGGGGGCGCATCCGCCAGCTTGTCAAGGCCGGGGCGCTGATCGCCGCTGAGATCGACCGGCTCCAGCGGGCAGGGAAGCTGTCATGAAGGCTCTTCTCGACTGGGCCTGGGCCGCGGGCATCGAGGACCTGGTTGTCGGCGTCGTGATCGCCGGCTTCTTCGTGTCCTGGATCGTGAGTCTCTTCCGGAAGGACTGAGCTGAATGAGATCTCCGCAGGTCGACAAGGAAAAGGCCAAGACCATGCGCCTGCTGCGCGGCTACAGCAAGGCGTCCCTGGTCGAGTACCTCGCGTCCACGTCGGTCGGCTGGCCGTGCCAGATGCGATGGGAATTGCTCCGGCTGATCGAGCTTCGCAACGCCGGAAGCGAGATCTCCTGCTTGACGCTGCAGGCCGTCAAGTTGCGCACCTGGCTGGACCGCCGCCATGCCATCATCTCCGACGGCGATCACATCCGCTTCGACGGCTACGGCTCCCGCTCGCGCAAGAAGCTGCTGGTGGTCTGGAACCGCTTCGCCCGCCTCACCCGCAGGATCAGCAGTCTGTACTCTTCGGCCAAGGCGCTGGAGGCATTGCTGGAGCCGAACGCCCCCGCTGACCGCGAGCGGGCTTCCCGCGATACGGTCGGGCGGGTGGTTGGGGGAAAGGTGGACCAATGAAAACACACTTGAGGGATCGGAAGCGAGGCACGCATTTAGGGACCACGTTCACTTTCTGCGGATTCCATTCGTCCATCACGATTCCCATTGCCCTGACCAGAGATCCGTACAAGGTGGACTGCAAGCGGTGTCTGGCGGTCATGGCGGCAGAACGCCGCCGCGATGCGAAGCGTACCGCCAACGTGACAAAGCAAACGTCGAGCAGAGAGAGATAGTCTGCATTTTCTGGTTGGCCTCCGGGTTGACCAGCGGAAAGGGAAACGATGAAGAAGGTTTTGGCTCTCATGCGGTGGCTGACGCGAGGCAAGCACCCGGATTCGGTTGTCGTCTTGGAGTACGATCCGCATCCGCGACTGACCGGCCAATGGGTCGGGCCATCGCCCTGCTTCGACGACCACGGCGAGGAAGTCCGATGGATGCCAGTGCCAAACGATGCCGCCGTCAACGTGGATGGAAGACTCTTTCACTCCCCCCCGCTGACGGTGGAGGTTGAACGTGATAGTCGAGTCGTCTGCATCACGTCGAGCGAAACACATACGGGCCTGCGGCTGACCTCACAACAGGTGCTCGCGCTGAATGACATACTGCGCCAAGTCGTTCCAGCACTTGCGGCCAACAACAGCCTCACGGTCGGCGGTACGCCGTACCGTGCAGGCACTGGTTCGCAGGAGGATCGGACATGAGCAGAGACATGCTGGATCGGTGGGCGGCATCGCAGAGCGACCGCCGCGTGATCGAGGAGTTCTGGGAGTGGCTGGAGTCGCATGACTACCAGGAGCAGGCCGTGAGTGACATCAACATCACGCGCACGCTGGACGAGTACCAGCGGATTGACCGAGCGCAACTCGACCGCGAGCGCCGCGCCCTTCTGTCTGCGAACAACGAGGTCAGGAGCGATTCAGCCGCGCCGGAAAGGACGCCATGAGTTCAGAGAAACCGATTGTCGGCGCGGGTGAATCGTCGCCTGCACCTGATGGTTCTGCCGAGGATGTCATGTACGTGGTCGGAATGGCTCCACGGGTGGACAAGCTCGAAGCGTTCCTCGCGAACAAACCGCCGCGCCATCAGTATATTGTCATGCGGGCCTACGCCCGAGGGCTTGAAATCGAACTGCGAGAGTTGCGGCAGAACCAGGTGCTCAGGAGTTAGGTCTTGAACCCGTCCCGCAGGAGAATGCGTCGCCACAACGAGATACAGCGGCGTCGATCTCCGCTCGGCGTTGCGGCCCGTAGGAGGAAGCGCGAAGAGTTCGATCCGGACCGCGCGGGGTGGAAGCCGGTGCGGACGTTTCTCGGGCGCATCTGGGCGGCCCCGGATGGACATTCAATCGCTTTCGATCTGGACGGCCAGTGCTTCCGCTGCGGCTCCGAACGGTCGGTCCGCGGGGCTCTGGCGACGGCCTGGTGGCGGCTCCGCAACAAAGGGCTGGCTCGCCAACAAGAAGCGAGCAAGAATCTTCCATGTTGAGTCCCGGACAACAGGCTATCTTCCGGCCCATGGTCAAGCGGGCATGGCACGCCCAGGCTTCGATCCTGGGCACCGACGAACATGACCGCCTGGCGTTCGATCGCTGGTACCGGGACAACCTCTACGCGGCCTGCCACATCAACACGACGAAGGCGGCGGCCGCCGAGGACTTCGCGATTCTCCTGGCCCGCTTCCGCATGCTCTCCCGCGAGTCCACTCCGGTCCAGGTCTCCGGCTGGACCCCGAGCCAGAACGCCCGGTTCGCGGAGCTGGTGGACAAGGCCTGGACCGAAGAGCTGCGCCGCGGCTCCGTGGCCCAGGACGAGACCTTCCAGGATTGGTTTGCGCAGCACCTGGAGCAGGCCGGAATCTATGGCCAGTCCGCTCCGGATCGCCGCGAGAGCTTCGACCGCGTTATGGCGCTCTTTGCCGTAATCGCCGGCGACGAGTACTGGATCGCGAAGACCGCCCAGGCGGCCGAGGACCGCATGCGCTACGTGATCCGCGGCCTGATGGCTCAGCTCTCCGAACTCACCGGAGACCCGGTCGACTGGAACTACTGCCGGGCGATCTACACCCGCATGGATCTCCCTCTCTCTATAGAAGAGGCCACGGCCGCCTGGCTCTGGAAGCTCCTTCAGGCGCTCGACACCCACGTCCGCCGGCTGGGCCGCCAAGGCCCGAGCCGCCAGCGAAAGGAGTCCGACGCACCTCTGCCGTTTTGAGCCGGCTTCGAAAGAAGCCGGAGAGTAGGTCTTAGGGGCTGACACCCCTCCAACCGACCCAGTCGTTGACACTGGATCACCCTTGCGGGCTACCCTCCGGGAAGACTGCTTGCAGGGTATCGGATAGGAGTCAAAGTGTCAGCCCCTCTTTCTTCCAGGCGCGCCCCGCGCCGCACCGTCCGGGTCCTCGGCAAGGAGTTCAAGGACTCCGCCTATCAGCCCCAGTTCGCGCTCGGGATGCTCTGCGCCTCGGAGCGCGAGCAGATCCAGATTCACCGCCGGCTACTCCGGGTTCTACCGGGGAAAGACATCAAGGTGCTTGTGATATGAAGCCCATCTCCATCAGCCTGGCGTGCCCCATCTCCGACAGCTACCGCGCGGCCAGGGTGCGGTCCCTGTTCAACGTCTCCTCGACGTCCGGCGCGCAGTTCAAGGCATCGTGCGAGCTGCCGCTGGACGAGGAAGGCTGGCGCATCGGCCTCGTGGTCGGCCCGAGCGGGAGCGGAAAGAGCAGCATCGGTAAGGCGGTCTGGGACGGCCGCGCGTACCACCGCGGCTTCCGTTGGGGGCGCATGCCGATCATCGACGAGATCGCCCCGCGGTGCGACTTCAACGCCGTTGCCGGAGCCCTGTCTGCGGTCGGGCTCGGGAGCTGCCCAGCCTGGCTGCGCCCGTATGCGGCGCTGTCAACGGGGGAGAAGTTCCGGGCCGACCTCGCTCGGCTCTTGCTCACGGCCAAGGGGCAGGTCGTCGTCGACGAGTTCACGAGCGTCGTGGACCGTCAGATCGCCAGGATCGGCGCGGCTGCCTTCGCCAAGGCATGGCGCCGGCGGGAGGGTCAAGTCATCCTGCTGTCGTGTCACCGGGACATCGCGGAGTGGGTCTGCCCGGACTGGATGCTCGACACGGAAGACTACTCCTTCCAGCGGGGGTGTCTTCAACGACATCCCCCCGTCCCGATCGACGTTTTTGAAACGAATTGGCGCCCCTGGCCGCTTTTTGAGCCGCATCACTATCTGAAGCTCCCGCACATGATCGGGGCCACGAACTACGTCGCCCTCTGTGAAGGAGCTCCGGTCGCCCACCTGGCCGTCGCTACGACCACCGGCCTCAAGTCCGCCCGCATGTGCCGGCTCGTGGTCATGCCCGAGTGGCAGGGCATCGGCGTCGGACTGCGGTTTATGAACTGGGTGGCAGAGCAATGGCTGCGCGGCAAGAACCGCTACGGCAAACCCATGACCACGATCTTCCACACGTCCCATCCTGGTCTCGCGGCCGCTCTGCGCCGGAGCCGCTCCTGGCTCTACGTCAGCGGCCGCGTCCTCGGGGAGAGCGGAGTCAGCTCTTGGGCCACCCTGTCCCGCTCGCACGGCGGGAAAAGCAAGAGCCGTTACGCCGGCCACCTCCGCGCCGTCCAGGGCTTTCGCTACATAGGAGACGCCACCATATGAGGCTTTATCTTTGCGGGCAGAAGGCATTCGGGAAGGCCGTGTTCGAGATGTGCCTTCAGGAGAAGCACGACATCGTCGGGGTGTCCGCTCCGCTCTGCTCGGAGCGAGATCCCGGACGTCCCGACCGGCTTTGCGCCGCGGCCGAAGACGCCGGCGTGAAGGTTCTTCCCTCCGGCATGCTCAACGCGGACACGCTGCCGTCCGGAGTAGACCTTATCCTGGCCGCGCACTCGCACGATTTCGTCGGCCGGAAGACCAGGAACAAGGCGGTCCTGGGAGGCATCGGCTACCACCCGTCGCTGCTTCCTCTGCACCGCGGCCGGGACGCGGTCCGCTGGGCCGTCAAGATGGGAGACAGGATCACTGGCGGCACGATCTACTGGCTGTCCGACAACATCGACTCCGGTGACATGGCGTCCCAGGACTACTGCCTGATTGAGTCCGGGGAAACCCCGGAGGATCTGTGGCGCGACAAGCTCTTTCCCCTGGGGGTCGAGTTGTTTCGGAGGGCGCTTCGCGACATCTCCGCAGGCCGGATCATCGCCGTGCCTCAGGCCGAAGCCTGCGCCACGTGGGAACCGTCGTGGGAAAGGCCCCCCCTCAGACGCCCGGACCTCCTCATGATCGGGGCCGCCGAGGCGTATGGTGCGCACCAGGTATACCGAGACTCCTCAGCCCTTCACAGATGACCGCAGGCAGCCTGCCTGCAGGCGGCCTGCACGCCCTGGTGCAGCCCGTCTGCAAACCTCGCGCCGCGGTCGATTTTGTTATCAAACCGTTGTCATTTCAGGGCGCCTTGGCATGGTTTTGCTCAAACCACCCGCGGCCGCGCGCCGCAGCAGAAATCCCCCGTCCGTTCGGCCTTTTCCGTGGATGTTCGCCCTTGTTCGCCCTGCTCAAACCAAGCGGCGGGGCTGTGCCGACATGCACGCACGGCGCGTGCTATTC